CAGTCAATAAACGCACCACCGCTGCGCTCATATTTTTAGCTAAAACTAAATTCAAAAACCGTGGTTACACCGAACGCCACGAGCATGTCGGTCTTGCGTTGTCGCCTGACATCATGCAATTAGCCGAGCAAATCGGCATCAACAAATCGGACATCGTCAGAGAATTCGAGGCACTGATTCGTGCAGAAGCAGACAAGGTCAATAACAGCAAGTGACATCGCCCAGCGTCTATTTGCTAATCTGACCAGCACAGACACGGTAGACGTTGAGCTATACGACCAACAGCGCACATTTGCGGACAGCGACAGCGCATACACGGCATTTGTCGCGGGCATTGGGTCTGGCAAAACGTATGCTGGATGTGTGCGGGCGTTACGTGCGTCTATGGGTACAATCGGCACACGCAACATCGCCACGCCTAATTTGGGTGTCATCACAGCACCAACCTACCCAATGTTACAGGATGCGACAATTCGCACGTTTCAGGATGTCGCTGGTGATTACATCGCTAAAATCAATAGAGGCACAATGACAATCACCATGACCAACGGCAGTGAGATTCTATTACGGACGGCAGACAACCCCGACAGGTTGCGCGGTCCTAACATCAGCTGGTGGTATGGTGATGAAGCCGCGCTGTACAAGCCTGACATTTGGCGCATCATGATTGGGCGTTTGCGTCAATTTGGTGTCATGGGCTCGGCATGGATTACGACCACGCCACGCGGACGTGATTGGATTTATAGGCTATTTGTTCGTGATGCTGATGAGAAATACGAGCTCATCAGGGCATCATCAGCAGACAACGTGTACCTCGCAGATGACATTATTGAGGCGTGGGAATCTGAGTACAGTGGTGATTTCGCACGACAGGAGCTGTTAGGCGAATTTATAGCGCATCAGGGTCTAGTGTATGAGGAATTCTCACAAGATCGCCATGTCGTGTCAGAAACACCTGACACATTCCATGACATCATCGTGGGTGTGGATTGGGGTTATGCGAATCCTGGTGTGATGCTAATTGGTGGCATCGATGGCGATGGGCGCATTTGGATTTTGTCAGAACGCTACCAACGCCAACAACGTATTGAGGAGTGGGCAAACGTCGCACTCGACATTAGGGGAAACTATGGAGCTAATCAATTTGTATGCGACCCGTCTGAGCCTGATTACATCAGGACATTACAACAGGCGGGGCTTAGTGCAACGCAAGCCAATAACACGGTCATGACAGGCATTCAAGCGGTTAAACATCGGCTCGCAACCCGTGCCGAAACTGCACACGGTAGCCTGCCACGTTTGGTGATTCATCGTTCGTGTGTTAATCTAATCAGTGAATTTGAGCAGTACCAGTGGCGCGAGACGCGCGATGGGTTGCATGATGCGCCTGTCAAATCCAATGACCATGCAATGGACGCAATGAGGTATTTAGTAATGGCAGTAGACAAACCGAAACGCAAAAAGTTAACAGCATCGGCGGTGCGCTATGCTTAGTACAATTTATGAGATGTTACCCAAAACCCTCGTGCGCGATGAGTGGTTGACAGAAACAGACGATTGGGGTGACCGCGTCAAATTGTTTCGTGACTACTACGACGGCAACCATCGGAGCAAACTCACTGGCAACATGAAGCGCATGCTCCGCATCAGTGGTGACGCGCATGACCAGTTCAATGAGAACTACTGCGGTTTGGTTGTCGACACATATGCAGACCGTCTGCTGGTTGAGCGCATGCAAGGTGACAGTGACGAGGCGACGATGTGGGCAACAGAGCTGATGGATGCCAACCGTTTCGATGGTTTGCAGATGGACATTCACGAGGCGACCATACGCGATGGCGACACGTTTGTGCTGTTGGAATACGACAACGAAACAGACCGCGTGGTGTTTAGTCACGAGCCCTGCTGGGATGGTGAGACAGGCATGATTGCAGTGTATGACCGACGGTTAAAAAATATTTTAATCGCGGTTAAGGTGTGGTATGAGGGTCTAGATGATGCGCGGCGCGTGAACTTCTACTACCCTGACCGTGTCGAGAAATACATTGGCGATGAGTCAGGCTATGGCATGCAACCGTATGTTGATGACAGCACAGATGAGCGTGGCATTGCTGAATGGTTGCCGGGTGTTGTGCCTGTGATTCATTACCGCAACCGCATGCGTACGATGACACAATATGGCATCAGTGAGCTGGCATCAGTCGTGCCGTTACAGGATGCGCTCAACCGTGGTCTGATGTCGATGGTGATGACTGCTGAATTGACAGCGTTCCTCATCCGCGTGGCAAAAGGTTTTGAGCCACCAGCAGAGGTCAGTCCAGGGATGTGGATTACAATCGGCGCAGAGGGTTTAAGCAATGATCAGGTTGCCGATGCGTTTACACTTGAACCTGGTGGCATCGTGCCGTTTATTGACCAAGCCAACCACCTCATTGAACAGATTGCCACCATCAGTCGCACACCATTACCGACCACGCTCGGTGGTGACAGCGCATCAGGTGAGGCACTGAAACAACGTGAGTCGGGTTTGTTGGCAAAGGTCAGAAAAGCACAGGTTAAAGTCGGAAACGCCCATGAGGATTTGATTCGCATGGCGGTGGTATTGCACAATACATTCTCAGGCACACGCGCACCTGTGAGCAATTGGCGCTGTGTGTGGCGCGACGCGCAGGTACGCAATGAGGCGCAGATGATTCAAAATGCCCTCGCTGTACGTGACATCGTTGGTGAACGTGAGACATTGCGATTAATCGCGGAGGTTTATGGTTATGGCATGGGGAAACAAGAAGAAATCCAGCAGGAGAAGCAAGCGCAAACCGCGCAAGCGATGACTGCGTTAGCGGGCTCATTGCCCGGGTTTGACAATTTTAATTTATAGCATAGGAGCTAAACAATGGCAGATTTGAGTGTAGTAGCAGCAGACGTGGTAGCAGTTTCGGGGGCGACATCAGCACGTGGTACAGCTGGTGCGACCATCACAGCAGGTCAATTGGTATACCTCAACAGCACATCAGGCAAATACGCACTGGCACAAGGCGACGCCGCGGCGACTGACGCTGTTGTTGGCATCGCAGCACATGGCGCATCTGATGGGCAACCGTTGCAAGTTTTGACGGGTGGCGTTGTTGATTTAGGTGTGACATTGACCGTCGGTGAGATTTACGTATTGAGCGCGGCGAGTGCTGGTGGCATTGCGCCAAAAGGCGACTTGTCCAGTGGCGAATATGTGAGCATCATCGGCGTGGCGCAAACAGCAGACAATCTGTTGTTGGGTATTCTTAACAGTGGTGTGGCAGTACCTGCGTAATGGCTAGCCAAAAAACACGCGACGACTTAGGGCGATTGCTAGCCAACACATTACACATGTGGAAAGTTGGCAACCGTGAAGACCGTCCCAATGGCGTGCTGTCAGAATCTGACATCACCATTGAGGCAACAGACACGGGGTTTAAAATCACGGCGTTTGAGGCTAAAAAGGCACCAAAGCGCAACGTGACGAAACGGCAGGTACAATCCGACGATGAATAGCAATGAGGGCGCGCAATCACCAGCGGTACGACTGACCCAATTGGTCTCACGATTACTCGACAGAGGGTATACCCGTGCGACTGACCAAATCATACGTGCCATTGTTCGTGACAGCACAACAGGCATCATCGCGCAACGGCTCACTGAACTCGATGACGAGGCACGCCGATTAGCGGATGCAAACAAACGACTGTTGCCCACGAACCCTGTGGTGCGTGCCCTGCTTGCTGATTTGTCTGACACGCTGTCAAACGATGCCCGACGCATCAATGATGCCACGCCTGATTTGCAACAGTCAGGCATCCAATCGGCTAATGAATTAACGCGACGGCTTGCCCTGCCCAATGTGCCTGATGACCAGTTGCGCACGGTGTTGGGCGTGTCATGGAATACACCATCAGAGGAAGCGGTGGCATCACTCATCGACTTTACCGACATGGAATCATGGCAGGATGAGCTGTCATCATACCCGACGCGGATTCAGGCGACGATTCGCAATCAGGCTATTCGTGGCGTGGTTGAGGGTTGGAGCCCGTTAAAAACCGCACGGGAAATCAGACGCACATCAGAGGCGTTGCCAGCACATCAGGCGAACAATCTGATGAGGACGCTACAACTGCAATCGTACCGCACAGGTAGCGCAGCAAACATGGTCGCAAATCAGGACATCCTGGATGGTCATGTGCGCATCGCGTCACTAGATGGGCGCGTGTGTATGAGCTGTGTGGCATTGCATGGGCAGGTGTTGAAAGTGGGCGAGCGTGTTGATGACCACCATCAGGGACGGTGCATCAGCATCCCACTAGTTACTGGACGGGCTCGGCAGATTCAAAGCGGACCCGATTGGTACGCATCACTTCCACAGGAGCAACAGTTGGCACTGGCAGGACCTGCAAAGTTTGAGGCATTGCAACGTGGTGACATCCGATGGGATGAGATGTCAGAGGAATACACCGACCCAACATTTGGGCGAATGTTGCGAGAACGCCCACTTAAACGATTCAGTTGACACATGCGTTATAATACATATATACAGACAACCAGAAACGGCTAGATGCCGTATTAGAGGAGATGCCACGATGGCAGACGAAACAAACAACACCGAAACAACAGAACAGCTCGACGCTGTACAACCCAGTAACGATGGCACAGACACCCAATCGGTCGATGAATTGCCATCATGGGCGCGGGACATGATTAAATCGTTGCGCAGTGAGGCGGCAGAACGTCGCGTCGCATTGAAACAATACGAGGAAGAGACGCGCAAACGTGATCAGGAGCGACTTGCAGAACAGGGTAAATGGAAAGAATTGGCAGAATCACGGGCAAGCGAATTGAACGACCTTGCACCATACCGTGAGCGTGCCGATGCGCTGGAATCGATGATTCGTGACAGCAACAAATCGCGCATTGAATCTATACCCGAGGACATGCAACCGCTCGTCCCAACAGATTACGCGCCCGAGAAATTAGCGAGCTGGCTAGATGCCAATTTGAGCCGACTGACAAAACCAATTGCGCCAAAACTGGACGGCGGTGCGAGCGGTAGCGGGTCTGCAATTAGTTTGACAGACGAAGAAAAGCAAGTGGCGCGGGACACTGGTGTTAGTTTTGAGGACTACGCTAAGTACAAACAGCGCATATTTGGCAGTTAGGGGGTGATGACGTGCCAATCCCAAAACGTGTGAAAACAATCATGAAACGTGAGGGCATCCGCGATGTCAACACACCAAAACGCACGCCCAACCATCCAACGAAATCACATGTCGTGATGGCAGAGGAAAAAGGGCAATTTAAGCTCATCCGATTTGGTCAACAGGGTGCGGACACCAAACCGCCTCGCAAGAATGAAAGCCAAGCGGACAAAGCCAAGCGTGCCAGCTTTAAAGCGCGTCACGCAAAAAACATCGCCAAGGGCAAAATGTCCGGGGCGTATTGGTCTGACAAAGTCAAATGGTAATAGA